TCATTTTCATTTGTAGGAAAACAGAAGGGACTTGAAGATGATAGAGGTAACTTAATATTTCAGTTTATAAGAGTAATTAATGAGGCTCAACCAAAGATGTTTATATTTGAAAATGTAAAGGGTTTAACTACCCATGAAAAAGGACAAACATTTGATTTTGTAAAAAATAAATTTTATGATTTAAATTATGATATTCAATATAGTATTTTGAATGGAAAAGACTATGGCATTCCTCAAAGCAGAAATAGATTATTTATGGTAGGAATTAATAAAAATAGTAACATTAAGTTGAATATATTTCCCCCTCCAAAAATAGAACTTCTAATTAAAATGAAAGACTTGCTTGAAGATAATGTTGAAAACAAATATTATTTACAAGAAAAAGGTGTGTCATTTGTAACAAAGGAAAAGAACATAAAAAAAAAATACACACAGATTAATGGAGATATTGCATTATGTCAGAAAAAAAACCAACAATTTAATTGGCATGGAGATTTTATAAAGGAATATAGAGAGATACCATCTAAATATTATTTATCAGAAAAGGTAAAGAATTATGTTCTTTCAAGCGGAACAAAAAACTTTAAAACATCAACAGAAACAGATTTAGATATTGCGAGACCATTACTTTCAAGTATGCATAAAATGCATAGAGCTGGTGTTGATAATTACATTACGTATGAAGAAAAAATTAGAAAATTAACTCCACGCGAATGTTTAAGACTTATGGGATTTACAGATGATTTTAAAATTGTTGTTTCAGATACTCGTATGTATCAACAAGCAGGCAATAGTATAATTGTTAATATATTTATTGAAATTATTAAGCAAATAGACTATATTATGAAATTTATGAAAGATGATTAATACTTTTAATTAACTTCTTCCTATTTATATATTCGCTTTCGGTTATTTCAAACCATTTATATCCTTTTTTAATGTAAAATTCTTTTTTTGCTAAATCTTTATTTTTTTTATCTTTATGCCAGTAGTCGCCTTGAAACTCAAATACATATTTATTCCAAAAACAAGGTTTATCACGCGTTCCACAGCATTTATGTTTTTCACAATCATGATATCCATCTACGGGCCAAAAGTATCCATTATCTTTTCGTTCTTTATGTTATCCGCCATTCATCGCATGTTGAATCTCAATATTGTTGATTATACCAAAATCTTTAAGAAATTCTAATGAAACAAAACTACATCCGCTTGGTTTATTGTATTTTTGATGTTCTTCATTATATAATACATAAACTATTAATTCATTTTCAACAATACTAAATTCTAATGTAGTCTTTGTTGGAAGTAAGGATTTTCTGAATGTATCCCATTTTCTTATGTTTTCTTTTTCTTCTTTTGTTTTGTTTTCTTTGAGTCTATGTGGGGTTTGACCTATATAATTTCTTCTAACATCTTCACAACCATTTTGCGTTTCAATCATTATATTTTTGCCTTCCATATCTTTTATATTTTTCTTCCAGGTTTTAACTCTATCAAAATCTTTTTTTCTAAAATTAGTCTCCTCTGAAACATATGGTTCTAAATTATAGATGTAGTTATCATCAAAATGTATTTTAATTTTTTTTTTTTTTTGAATTATTTCACATATATTTTCAGAACAACTAACAAATAATCGCGATTCACCATTTCCATTTTTTCCATTACTTAATTTCATATTTGGATGAACGAATGAATCACTAACTTCACAATGATGTAGTTTATGTTGAAACATCTTTTGATTTTCAATTGTGATGAGATGTTGTATATATTAATTACTTATTTTCATTTCAATTTTTTAAAAATACTTATAATATAAATACAACCACACAAAAGCGAAGATTATAAAATTTCCACAGTTCGGTATTATTTATATAAAAATAATAACCAAGTGCAAACGTGTGAGATATTTCGGTGTCATCCAAGAAGTCTAATGCGTTGGGTAGATAGAAGTGAAAAGTATGTAAAACGACCATCAACAAGAAAACGAAAACCTAAAAACTATTTGGATTAGGTCGGCGTTTTAAATGTTCAAAGGTGTAAAACAAAAATCAATTATGGACAAGAAACTAATTATTAATAGCATCATAAGCTAATTTATCTGCCATTGAATTTCCAATTGAATGAATATCCTTTTTATTTGTATGAGCATATACATGCATAAATTGTATGTTTGTATATTTATAGGTTTCGTATAATTGTGTATTTAGGGTTGGTACAAAGGAATTAATGTTCCATATGGACACTATAAGAATCCATAAATTATAAATAAAGAACATTTAGAACAAATACATAATTTAATTAAAAATGTAGTATTTGAATGACAACCTTCTTCAGAACGTTTTGAACAATTTGTACAATTACTTCTTATTTATTTTCTTGATAATGGTTGGGTTAAACAACGTATACTACCGCCTTGTTTATACATACCCTTTAAATCAATGACAATGAGTGTAAAACCAAATTGTCTCAAAAGAGTTCTAATTGTACTAAATTGATTGTCTATAATAATGGTTTTTTCATCTAAAAATAAAAAATTTGTAGCTAAATTTGACTCTCCTTTAATATAAGTATCTATATTGATACAATTAAAATATTTATAACAATATTGTGGTAATGTCTCAATATACTTTCCAGAATATAAAATCGTATGATTAGGTAAAATACAAAAACAACAATCTAAATGCAACGCCTTATGTTTTATTTGAATAAATCTTTTATTTGGAAATATTGTTTTTAACCATCTATATCCTAATACATTAGTTCTTTTATGAATGCCTACAAATATTTTATCTTTCATTTGTAGTATATCACCTCCTTCTAGTTTTATTTTATCATTATTCTGTATAATAAAATTAGTAATTGGAATTGTCTTATATTCTAGTTTTCTATATTCATTATCTATATTTTGTAATTGTAATAATATAATTTGATTATCTATTACAATACTTGAATCACGTGTCCATAATGAATGTGTAATATGTAAATCTTTTATATGAGTTGGTCTTATAACTTTTATAGAATTTTCTTCTAGTTTTTTTTTAATCACATTCAAAATATCTTTATAGTCATTATTAATACCTAAAATAACTTTTTTCAAATTACTCCATTCATTGTTAACAAACATTATAATAAAAGTTTATTTTTAAATAACATAATTATTTAAAGATATTTTTATGGTATGGTATCATGGAGTCTATTACATACAAAGATACCATTCCATTTATACCACCTTTGACTGAAGGAAAAGTAATCAAAGTATACGATGGAGACACCATCACCATTGCGTCAAAATTGCCCTTCGATCAATCACCTTATTATCGTTTTTCAGTACGTCTAAAAGGAATTGATTGTCCTGAAATAAAAACCAAAAACATACAAGAGAAGCAATGTGCTATTTTAATCCGAGACCTTTTAAAAGATTTATTGATGGACAAAATAGTAACGTTAAAAGAAGTAGAACTCGAAAAATACGGTAGAATTTTAGCCTTTGTATATTTAGATGAGGTTAACTTGTCTGACTTATTATGCGAAAAACATATGGCGGTAAAATACGACGGCGGTACCAAACATTGTCCGGAAAATTGGATGACATATTATAATAATAAAAATTGAAATAAATAAATAAAATATCTAAAGACAAAATGGCGCAACAAATTCTAGATTATGTTTGGATTAATAGTGAATATAAAATCGAGTTGGAAACCATAACTAATACTATATACTATAATTCTGTAGACAAATTACCTTCCTTTGATAAACAAAATATATTATTAAAACCAGTACAAATGTTTCGTAATCCGTCCACCCAAAGTCCATATGATTATATTGTGTTTTGTGATGTATACGAAGTAAATCGATTTTGTTACCCTCCACAAATCCATTTGAGCGAACAAAATAAACGCAAAGAGTTTGATCAATATATGGAACAATTTGCTAGCGATTCATTCAAAATAACACAATTCTATAAAGCTGATTCTTTATATTTTCGCCAACACAAGGATTATTGTAAATATATGAACATTGACGTATTTTCTAAACCCAATGAATATTCTCTTTATTGTAAAAAAAAAGATGCCTACAATATGGTATGGATCACGCGTTATATTTTGTATATATTTTATGATGATTCTGATCTTGTACTCACAGAGCTAAAATTAATTTCAAACGTAGATGAAGATATAACCGAACATATGAAAAAGATGGATATGTCGTGTATTGATGAATTAATGGAAGAATGTTGTTTTTGAAAATTGAAATAAAATATATTTTTTTTTATTTTAAATGGAATGTTTTTTCGAACCAATGATAAAAGGGACTATTATAAAGCGTCCCTCAAAACATTGCAAATCGCCTTATGTAGCAGATGTTTTATTGGAAAATGGTGAAGAAGTTATTGCTCACGCACCCTCCCTAGGTTGTTGCGGTTTGTGTGAAAAAAATAGTGTGGTTTATATGACATTAGCCAAATACCCTAAAACGTGTAGTCACGTCATCCACTTGGGACAACATAAGGATACCATTGTAGGTATTCATCCAAAAAGTGGTGAAAAAATAGTAGAATTTGCATTAAAATATAATCATATACCCACATTAAAAAACTTAAAAAAACTTGAACGCGAAAAAAAAATGTTAAACTCAAGGTTTGATTTTATGGGATTAGACAAAGACAATAAACGCTTTATATTAGAAGTCAAAAGTGTTCCTTTGTGTCAAGATAAAGTTGCATTTTTCCCAGATGGTTATCGTAAAAAGAAAACCGATATCATCAGTCCACGTGCATTAAAACACATTCAAGAATTACAAAAAATAAAAGAAACACATCCAGACTACCGAACTATATTATGTTTTGTAGTTCAACGTAGTGATGCCACTTCATTTCGAATTAGCGACAATGACCCTATATACAAAGAAGCAATGAAAGAGGCCTATGCCAAAGGAGTAGAAATTATAGTTCTACAAATCATATGGAATCATTTCGGACAAGCAATATTTGGTGAATTGTTGGATTTGGAACCACTATAATAATGTATATTATTTTATTATTTTTATTATTTGTTTTTACTATAGTCAAATGGTAAAAATTCATATCCACGGTAAATCGCTTTTGTATTCTAATTTGGATTGTAAATCATTGAAAAATAATATAAAACGATATTTGGACTCATCAAAATGTGTTGTTTCATATAAGTTGTCTAAATTATATTTTACATAATCGTTGTATGCCCGATGTCCTTTATAATGCGTTAATGTATTGTTAGGTAGATTTAATTTTTCATTTCCATATAGTGTAGGTATCATCATAATGTTTTTACTACAACCCACATCAAATTTTATATCTTGTATCAATGAATGATCTTTAAATTCTTTTGGAATAATATGATGGTCTTGTACTAAATCATTATATCCCAATTCTCGTTTTAGTTTGTATCTTTTTTTAGAACCATATCTATAATGGTCTCTTTGTTTATCATAATGAAAAATAGAATAATGTCCAACAATTTGATATAATAAGGATTTATTCAGTGTAA